CGCAGACAGCAAGATTATTATGCATGTCACGTCAGGTGTTAAGCACCACCATTATTTATGGAATTATGGAAAAGACATAGTACAAGTCCACAGCTCAGCTATGTTTGATTACATAATGTTTAGGACAACTTCAGTAATCTATCAAGTCGAAATACGACGTGTCAGTCCACACAGATGCGTAGTATTATTGATACCAATAGTAAGCTGGAAAGGACCTTTTGGCTTATTAGCAAGAATACTTCTAGGAAATAACTTAGATACCCTTAACGTAGTACGTGACGGGTTTCTGAGGTTAGATATACTTTCCAACATAACAGATAAAGGATGGACATGCCACATGCGATCCACAGGTGTTCCAGAAGAATACCATTGTGCAAACGTGACAGTTCAAATTGACACAGCTATTGCCGCTGCTGCCCGTGCTTCATCTGTTAAGTTAACCCTAGCTCAAATCGCTAGTTACGTGGGAGACCCTAATATCCCAAGTGACGAAACGAAGAAGAGAGGTTTAGTTGCCCTTGCCGAGTACCACACCAAAGGATTTTCCTTGCTCCCAGATGCTGTTTATCCAGTTGAAAGGAGTGTCTACAATTACCAATATAAACCTGACCAATATGATCCAGATATGCCTCCAGCTGTCACCCCCTTCATGCACCCCTTCGTCTTGGGAGCTTATGCCCCAATTCGATGTAAGGCTAATGAAGAGATGGCAGTTAAGGCGAGAGTCTTGGATGTGGCCTCGAATGTTGAACCCACACCTTTCATGCTTAAATGTATGGATGAGTTTCTCCAATTCATGTTTCCAGTACCTCATTTGCTGGAACCCCAAGAAATAGAAGAGATACGGGAACAACAGAACAGACCATCCCAACGATCAATACTAGATCAAGCAGCACTATCATTCTGGTTCCCTAGAGTGATAAAGTCCTTTATGAAGGCAGAATCCTATGGAGACCCTAAAGAACCTAGGATTATTTCCCAAATAAATGGAGTAGACAAGTCAACTTACTCGGGATTTCTTTATACGTTGTCAAAGCATAATAGAACTATGCCTTGGTACGCATTTGGAAAGACCCCTAAACAGATTGCTGAAAAAGTAGCAACACTTTGTGTCCGCGCTAAGCGTGACATAAACACTTCTGATCTTAGTAGACAGGATGGAAGAATCTCACCTGCGTTAAGAACATTCGAGAGGAAATTGCTCCTCCGAGGTTTTAATCGTGGACATGCAAAGCAAATCATTGATTTGCATAATGCACAATACAACTTGAAGGCCTCGACAAGGGCTGGTGTTAAGTACGACACTGGCACTTCTAGAGCGTCTGGTTCAAGTGAGACTTCCGACCTGAATACTGATGACACCTCTTTCTTTAGTTACTATGCTTTCCGGCTTGACACTGATGAATCCTTAGGGATGACTCCACGGCAAGCCTGGGACGCGTTGGGACTTTATGGAGGAGATGATGCTGTCAACGTTGACCTAGACCCTTTGAGGCTCGCAAGAGCCGCAAGAGCTGTAGGCCAAGTTGTCAAGTCTAATGTTATCCGTAGAGGTGAATCAGGTGTTAACTTCCTTGCCAGGTATTACTCACCTGGAGTGTGGGAAGGAGCTCCTGATACTTGTTGCGACTTTACAAGACAAATGGTAAAGTTCCATACTACAGTCAATTTAACTGGTTATACACCAGAGCAGAAACTTTTAGAGAAATGTCAAGCATATTACTTGACAGATGCCCATACACCGTTCATTGGAAGGTTTTGTGCCAAAGTTTTACACTTGGCAGATATCCGACCAGAGGACGTGGACCCATCAAAACTCAACAAGGCGATAGTGCCATACTATTCCCGCTATGATTTCAAGGATCAGTTTCCAAATCAAAATGTTGAGGATTGGATGGATGATCTTATACATTCCCAAGTACCTGACTTTCCTGTCAGAGAAGCTCTTGAATGGATAGATAGCCTTAAAACTCTAAAACAATGTTTAGCGCCTCCTTTGATGGCTGTGACCAAGCTCCCAGCTGACGTAGTAGCACCTGTTGTCATTAATGGCGACATACACCATCCAAAGTCTTGTGCAAAACCTGACTCTAAACCTAAAGGCAAGCCCTTTAAGAGATCTAAAGCACAAACCAAGAACAAGCCCACACACAGTATCCGACGTAGAAAACCGGGAACCGTGAAGAAGCGCGTCTCTTGGAAGAAGTAAATTCAAACGCGGTGTCCCCCTGCTTGGAGGGGGTTCGAATAAAATATAAACTCATTATTACCTTATTCCAATAAAACCATTCATAATACATGAAAACCGCAAAACCCAAACGCAACCCAACCCAATCTAAG